GGCGTATAAGCTTATACAATATTTGAGGTGTGGTAATTCGAATAAGAATGGCAGTAAGCTTTATGGTACTTCTTTGGCTTATTCAGACACTTCTTATTCTCAAAAGTTTCGTTTTAATTTGAATCTTTCTATATTTCCTTTTTTGGCTTATAAGAAATTTTGTCAGGATTATTTTCGTTATTCTCAGTGGCAAAATTCAGCCCCGTATTTGTGGAATATAGATTACTTTACTGGTGTTAGTCAACATTTATGGACCTCGATGCCCTCTCTTGGTGATACTTATTGGAATAATAATACATTATTTGACCTTGAGTATTGTAATTGGAACAAGGATATATTTATGGGTGTGTTGCCGGATACTCAATTTGGTGATGTAACTACTATTGATACAGGTGGATTGAACTCTCAGGATTTGTATGTTGAAGCAAAACTTTCATCTTCTTCAAGTTCTCGCGCATATCTTGGTGCTAAGATTTCACCTTCTGGTTCTGATTTTTCTGTTAATGCTGGTCCTTCTGCTGTTCCGTCGAATCCGTTGGTAGTTTCTATGCCTTCGGTTTCTGCATCGTTTGATGTACTTGCTCTTCGTCGTGGTGAGGCTCTTCAGCGTTGGAAGGAAATTTCTCTGAACGTTCCCCAGAATTACCGTGCACAGATTAAGGCTCATTTTGGTGTTGATGTTGGTGAAAACATGTCAGGTATGTCTACTTATATCGGTGGTGATTCTTCTTCACTTGATATTTCCGAGGTTGTTAATACGAATCTTCAATCTGGCGATACTGCTTCTGAGGCTGTTATTGCTGGTAAAGGTGTTGGTTCTTCACAAGGCTCTGAAAAATTCGAGGCTCGTGATTGGGGTGTATTGATGTGTATTTATCATAACGTACCTCTTTTGGATTATGTTTCTTCTGCTCCTGACCCACAGTTTTTTGTTTCCCAGAATACTGATTTGCCTATCCCTGAGTTGGATTCTATTGGTATGCAGTCTATTCCGATTACTATGTATTCGAATAGTGATATTGAGTTAGCTACTGGATTTAATTCTTCTGATTTTACTATGGGCTATCTTCCTAGGTATTATAGTTGGAAAACTTCGTATGATTATGTGTTAGGCGCATTTACTACTACCGAAAAAGAATGGGTTGCTCCTATTACGCCTGCTATTTGGAAGAATATGTTGTCTACTATTACTACGCAGTCTTCTTCTGTCGTTTATAATATTTTTAAGGTGAACCCTTCTGTTCTTGATAGTATTTTTCAGGTGAATGCTAGTTCAAAATGGGATACAGATCCATTTTTGATTAATTGTGCTTTTGATGTTAAAGTAGTTCGTAACTTGGATTATTCCGGAATGCCTTATTGATATGAAAAAGAAAGAATATATTGAGCATACATTTAATGGTTCTTTTGATGCCGCGCATACGAAAGTTCCTGTACAAGATAAGTTAATGCAGTTGTCTACCGTTATAGATAAAGACGGTTCAGTTACTATTTCTACTGATATCTCTTTGATTTTTAATCAGCAGAGATTAGAGAATAAGTTATCTGCTAGTGAATTACGTGAATATATTCAGCGTTATACTCCTAATAGGTCTGTATATACTGCCCAATTGGATGATGAAACTTTGTTGGATACTCTTAAGTCGAGACATATTCAATCGTTGTCCGAAATGCGTGCATGGACTGAGTATTGTATGGAAAATTATGATTCATTAATCAAAGAAGCTGAAGAAAAAGCTCGTGTTGCTGCTGAAGAAAAAGCTGCCGTTGAGCAAACTGCTTCTGCTGCATCTTCTGCTTCTGTAACATCTGAATAGTTATGGCTTTTAATGACATTGCGAGTGGTCTCTTTGGTGGTCTTGGTTCTGTGATTTCTGGTGCTATTGGTGCTAAAACTACGGCTGATACCAATAAGACTAACCTTAAGATTAATCAAATGAATAATGATTTTAACGCTCGTGAAGCTCAGAAAGCCCGTGATTTTCAGTTGGATATGTGGAATAGGGAAAATGAATATAATAAGGCTTCTTCTCAGCGTAAAAGGTTAGAAGAAGCCGGATATAATCCCTATATGAGTGATGCTCAGGCCGGTACTGCTACTGGAATGTCTGGTACTTCTGTTGCTACTGCTGCTGGTGCTACTCCTCAAGTTCCATATACTCCTGATTTTCAATCTGTTGGTGTTAATTTGGCTTCTGCGTTAAAAATGATGTCTGAAAAGAAACAAACTGATATTGAGAATCTTAATATGTCAGATTTGTTGCGTTCTCAGGTATGGCAAAATATTGGTGCTACTGATTGGAGGAATGCATCTCCTGAAGCTCGTGCGTACAATCTTTCTCAAGGTCGTAAGGCTGCCGAACTTGGTATGGCTTCTCTTGAGGAAAGTCTTTCCAATCAGCGTTGGAGTAACAATTTGCTTGTTGCTAACATTGCTAATTCTCTTCTTGATGCTGATGCTAAGACTGTTATGAATAAGTATCTTGATGAGAATCAGCGTGCCGAGTTGAATATTAAGGCTGCTAATTATGAGTATCTTATTATGTCCGGTCAAATGAAGCGTCAAGAGGTAAATAACCTTGTTGCTGATGAGATTTTGACGTATTCGAAAGCGAATGGTCAGAAAATTTCTAATCGTATTGCTAAAGAAACTGCTGATAAATTGATTAAAGCTACTAATAGCACGAATTTGTATTTTGGTGATTATTACGGTTCTCGTAGTAATTATTCTCGCCAAGATGCATTTCATGAGTCTTCTATTCTTCGTTCTCGTGCTGGTTCTGCTGCTGAAGGTTATCAACAATCTAGGTTTGATACTAAATTGCAACCTTGGCGTGAAGCTGTTAATTCTGCTAATATGATTTTTAATGGTGTTGGTTCTGGATTGGATACATATACCCGTTATCAAAATGGTAGGTCATTCCGTAATCGTGATTATGGAGAATGGAATATGATTGATACGTATATGCCTGAACCAGGCGGAGGATACGTACGTAATCGTGTTAAGAGACGTCATAAATAATCTGTTCTTTATCATATTCTGCTTTTTGATGCACTGGCTTGTGATGAGTCGGTGCATTTTATTTTTATAGCTGTTCTCTTTTGTGCGGTAGCAAAACGGGTGTCACATCTAACCCGTTTCCACCCTCTCTCGTCCGAGATTGGCAAAAGTGACACCAATAAAAATGCAAAATATGTTGTATAACATATAATTTAATTTGGTGTGTTGTTCATTTTCTCTTTATATTTGTATTGTAATAATAAACCAGATATGATTATGAAAACAGAAAAAATTTATTCTTGGGTATTAAGAATTTCTAATCCTTCAACGGGGGAGGTTGAGTATCGCACTCGTATGTATTTAACTGTTACGGAGATTGAACAAGAGGCTGAGACTCTTATTTCTAATAATGAAGATTTGTATGTGTCTATCTTTAAACTCCATAAAATGTTTTGATTATGAGAACAAAGAGAAGCTATTCATGGGTTTTCGTCTTTTATAATGTTTTGAAAGATAAAGTCTATTATAGGCTTTACCATTCATTGACAGTTGACGATGTTGAATTTCTTGCTAGTGAATTTTGTAAGGCGAATAATGGTTATTGTTTGGGTGTTTTTAAATTTCAATTTTACAAGAGAAGTCTTTTTGATAAATAGTTCCCCGCGTGGATTTCGTGCACTTAAGCGCGGGCTAACTTTTAATTATATTACTAACAATTTAAAATTTACAATTATGAAATTACTTATGACTGTACAACCGAAAAACGGTGAAAAACCTTCTGATCCAATGTTGATTGATACAAACGAAAGTGACTTGTGTTGTCTTGCTGATGACTTTCTTCGTGCTGGCGATAAGGTTCTGATTTTCCAGCCTGTAACTGAATATCACGCTGCCCCCTGCGGAGAATGTGACAAAAAAGAATAGTTTTTCTTTTTTTTCTTCCGACATCGCTTATCATTGACAAATTGTGAAGACTGCACCAAGCGTTATTGTATTGAAAATTGTTAATATCGCGTGTGTGCGAAGCTTGCGTAGCGCGCGCGTGAAATTAATAATTTTTGATACAATGTTGATTGGTGCTTTCTGCACAATTTACCTACCTTTGCGATTTCGTAAGATTAAAAGTAAAAGTATTCTTTACCTGCGCGGAGCGCAAATTATGAGCAACTCTGTTGCGTGCGTTAGGGATTCTAGGCGAGTATCGGAGCGTAGCGGAGATTTGTTTGAGCCGTAAAGCCCGTTAAAACGCCCAAAATAAAAAGAAATAAATATGTCTGACAAAGTTTATAATTTTTTCAATCGTTGTGAACATCCTCGCATAATAAAAAATAAGTACACAGGTGAACCCGTTTATGTTAAATGCGGCGTTTGTCCGCATTGTTTGATTTCGCGTTCTGACGCGAAAAGAAACTTGTGTGATTATGAAAAATGGAATCGTAAGTATTGTTACTTTGTAACACTTACTTATAATTCTCAGTATGTTCCTAAAATGGCACTTGTGCCTGTTGAGGATTATGAATTTGATTACCCGATAGGTAATAATTGGCCTGCTGTTCGTTCTCAGCTTCATACGCGTATGATGCTTGATTCTCGTGTAAAAAAACAGGACAATGGTCAGGACATTAATATGTTTACCTGTAAGGTAAATTTTCCTTATATAGATGAGCATTTGAAATCTATATATGATTCCTGTGCTGTTGCTTCTGAGTTTCGAAAGAATTATAAACCTAAGTACGCTTCTCCTGCTCGTCCTTATATTCTTCGTACTATTCCGCGCATGTCTAAGTTGCATAATTTCAATGATGTTCAGCGTGAAGAACTTGTTTGGATATCTCCCGAAATTGCTGAGAAACTTAAGGCAAAATCTAAATGTGAAGGTAATAATAATGCCTTTCCTCAATTTAAAGGACTCCTTAAGTATATAAATTATCGTGATTATCAACTTTTTGCGAAACGTTTTCGCAAATATTTATTTAAAAAAATTGGTTCATATGAAAAAATATCTTCATACGTTGTATCAGAGTACTCTCCTAGGTCATTCCGTCCGCATTTCCATATCCTATTTTTCTTCGACATGGACGAAATCGCCGAAAATATTCGACAAGCTGTATATCAGAGTTGGCAGCTCGGTCGTGTCGATACGCAACTTGCAAGGGATTCCGCCGGTAGCTACGTATCGGGCTATCTTAATAGCCTTGTGTCTCTCCCCAGCATTTTTACGGACGTCTCGTTTACAAAAACTAAGTCGCGGTTTAGCAAATTATTTGGATTTGAAAGCTTTCGACAAACAGTTAAAGTACCTGAACAAGCAATCGAGCGCTTATCTGAGCGAGTACGCTTTGTCCGTAATGGTAAATCTTGCGAATTCACTCCCCCCATTTCGTATATCTCTAGATTATTGCCAAGATTCGTACCATACAGCAGTAATTTTTCTGTCGAAACTCGAACAGTTCTTACAGCAATTCGAGGTGTATTACAACTCTTTAGACGAAACGAACCCTTTAAAAAAGAAACTCCAACAAACGTATCCTCTTTTATTCATACCTATATCGTGACTTTGTATGAAAAGTATGGTTATTGTTATGATACTCTTCCTGAGTGTCTTCGTGTTTATCTTGCTTATACGCGATCTGCTAAAGAAATTTCTTATTTCACTGATAGACTCAAGAATAAGCTTTGTCGTCCCCTTTATATATATCGTATTTGGGAGTCTCTTGGTCTTTCTGATGATTATATTATTTCTTTATCTGATGAGTTTATGTCTAGGTGTCGGTCTATGTCCCTAGAAAAACAATTGAGTATTCAGCAAGAAATGTTCGAGCGTGAAGGTTATTCGGATGAACTTCTATCTTTGTTTTATATTAATAAACCTCAAATAAAAGTTAATAATCGTTATTTTCAGGAATGGAAAGATAAGAATTACTATGAAGTACATTATATTCGCGTAAAACATAAGAAACTTAATGATGAAAATAATGTGTTTCTAGAATAATTGTCTTTATGTTTATGAAAATTACACCTCAACAATGGATTGAAGTAGTTAAATTGATTTCTACTTTCATTATTGGGCTTGTTACAGCCTTGTGTGTTCAGTCTTGTACTGCGTCTATGTCTGTTTTTTGGAAAAATAATAATTCTAAACAAGAGAGTCAGCAAACTATGAAACAGTCTGTTGACTCTACTCGTATTAACATTCAACCAAATTTTTAATCTATGAGTTTATTTTCGTTAAAAGACATTCGCAATCATCCTAGACGTTCTGCATTTGATCTTTCGTCTAAGGTTGCTTTTTCTGCTAAATCGGGTGAGCTTCTTCCGATTAAGTGGTATTTTACGATGCCTGGTGATAAATTCACTTTGAAGCGTCAGCATTTTACCCGTACTCAGCCTGTCAATACATCTGCGTACACTCGTATTCGTGAGTATTACGACTGGTTTTGGGTTCCCTTACATCTTTTGTGGCGTAATGCTCCTGAGGTTATTTCTCAAATGCAGTCTAATGTTCAGCATGCTGGTTCGCAGACTTCTGCGTTAACTCTTGGTAATTATCTTCCGACTATTACTACCTCTCAATTGCAAACTGCGTGTGATTATCTTTCTGGTAAGACTAATTATTTTGGTTTTGACCGCGCAGATTTGGCGTATAAGCTTATACAATATTTGAGGTGTGGTAATTCGAATAAGAATGGCAGAAGTC